AGACCGCGCACTGCTTGTGCGTCTTCGCCCTGGTCGCCGGGTGCCGTGGCAATATCGCTAAAATCCTCCCCCCATTCAAAGGCAGGGCCCACGGATGAAAACCTCCGCTAACGGTATCGCTGTCGCTCACTATTTCGAACAATGCCGGCTTGAAGCATACCCGGATCCTGGCAGCAAGGACGGCAAGCCTTGGACGATCGGCTGGGGGCATACCGGTTCGGACGTCAAAACCGGTTCAACCTGGACTCAAGAGCACGCCGACGAAGTTTTTGCCGCCGACCTTGAAAAGTTCGAGGCGCGCGTTTCCCGCCTGGTTAAAGTCCCGTTGACCCAAGGCCAGTTCGACGCCCTGGTGCTGTTCGATTACAACACCGGCAGCCTCGACAGTTCAACCTTGCTCAAGCTGCTTAACACTGGTGATTACCTGGGCGCCAAAGCCCAGTTCGCCCGGTGGAACAAGAACGATGGCAGCGTAATGCGTGGCCTGATTCGCCGCCGCGCTGCCGAGGTCGGCCTGTTCGAAGGCCTGAGCGGTAAACAGGCGATCGCTAAAGGGGTAGCTGCAGCTTGATCGGCTTGGAGCTGTTGCGCCGCTTCTGGCTGCCGCTGGCTGCGGTATTGGTACTCGCCGGCAGCCACTTTGCTGTCTATTACCACGGCAAGTCAGTTGAGCGCGGAGAGTGGTCGACTCGGTGGGCCGATCGCGATACCGCTGATGCCGCCGCCCACGCCGCTGCCGAAGCCGCCGCACGCGCTGCCGAGCAGGCCGAACAAGTCCACATGAACAAGGTGCAGACCGATGCGATTCAACGCCTGGAAACCGCTCAAACTGATGCCGCTGGCGCTAATGCTGCTGCTGACCGGTTGCGCGTGCAAGTCAACAAGCTACTCGCCGCCGGTCGAACCGCCGAAGCGGCCCGAACTTGCACCGGCAGCCCGGCCGCCGAAAACCCCGGCAATCTGCTTGCCGTCGTGCTCGACAAATCTATCGCTAGAAATCGAGAACTGGCAGCGTTTGCTGATTCTGCCCTGATCGCTGCTCAGGCGTGCCGGGCAGCGTGGGCGAATCAATAGCAGCACCAGCCGCCGCATTCTGTGCATTTTACCCCGCCGCCGCCAGGCTGAACGACGATGTGATGGCGGCAGTTTTCTTTCCCCTGCCAAAGATCGTCGTACTTACGATTACCGGTGTTGCAGGCGTTAGGATCTAACGGCGGGCCGACTAGATCTTGCGGTTCCGGTAGACGCTGATCTCTACTAATCTTCATTTCGGAAAACACTCCACGCAATACCAACCATTATCGGGGCTGCTCGATCGGATTCGATGCACCCCGTTATCGAACGGGAAGCCACTGCACTTGCAGCCCCGCTGGACGTGTTCTTTACGCTTGCGATACCAGTCAACGCGATAGGTGCCGCCGCAGTCGCAGTGGATCGGCGCGTCGCGGCACTGCTCCCGCAGCAGCCGGCAAGCCGCACACCGGCAGGTGTTACGCATCTCGTCGGGCACCCGTGAAAGCGTGCGGCGGCTATCGCACCGCCGGCAGCGACAGGGGAAGGCGTTCACTTAGCGTCCAGCCCTCAAGGCTGCAAGCTTACGGGTCAGGTCCAGGCTGGCGCGCTTTGCGGCTGCGTGTTCGGCAACGGGCAACCGGTCGTCGTTGCCAAGCTTCCGGGCCTTGCGCAACGCTTCCAGGGCTTTCTTTGTGCGCATGATTTCGACGAGCGCCTCGTCAAGGGTTTTATCAGTGATCATCACAGAACCTCCGGTTTTCTGGTTAATTTGATAGGCTCGGAGCCGTTGAGTAGGGTCAGATACTGCTGCGGCGTGATGCAGGCGTAGAGGGGCACGTCCGGGCGACCGGCCGCCATGTCGTTGGCCATCTGTGCAACCGAGAAACACTGGTCGTCGTTCTGCACCTGCATGCGCTCGGTGGCGTCCACATAGGTGCAAATCTTGTCCGGGCCTTCGGCAGAGCAGATCGCGCCGACGAGTAATAGCGCAGCAATCACGATGCACGCTCCAATAATTCGGTACGGACGATTTTCACGCTCAACGGCGCATTAAACGCCAGGCGAACGACCCGGAAATTAATCGACGTGACAGTCACGACAACCTCGTCACCAATCGGCAGACTGTCACCGACGTTAACGCGCTTGGTCAGGTTCGAGCCGTCACTGCCGGCCACATTGAACTTGACCTGGTCACCACCCACGTAGGCAACGATCAACGTTACGAACGCCCCGGGCAGCATCTCCAGGCGCACGCACTGCCCCGCTTTACGGGTCAAAATTAAATTGCTCATTATTCGGCCACCTTGCAGACGTAGAGGGTTGAGTCGTCGCGGTCGTTCAGGCGATCGGCAGCGGCGTAGCACATGGCAGGGCCCGCTTCAGTGAAGTAGGCGGCGACGTTCTCCGGCGGGCTGCCGGCGGTCGTCATGACGAGAATTGCGGTAACGATGGCGTACATGGGTTGAGGCTCCTAGCTTATTGGTTGTTGGTACGGGCATAAGCGTATGCGGCTTTGTGCGCGGTGTCAAACAATTTATTCGTCTTTAGCATAAACCCAATCGAGGAGTTCAGGGGGTAGCCGGTTGCCCTTCTTTAAGTTGGCTTCTTGCGTTATTACTTGAAGGTTCCAGGGGACGTGCAGCCCGCAGACAGTTTTCCCCATTATGGGAACGATGTGGTCGACATGATGAGCAAGCCCCGTATCCGCTGCTTGCATCTCCGATAGCAGATAGAGGTTTTTCATCTCCTCCAGGTGCTCTGTCGTCAACCATCTCGGAGTGGCTTTCTTCTTTTTTAGCTCGCGTAAACGACCTACGGCGTTGTAGTAGGCCCGGTTTTCTTTTTTAAAACGGATTGAGTACTCGCGGGACGCTTGCTTCGTCTCCTGATAGCGAAGCTTGCGTAAAACAGAAAGCCTATCTTTATTTTCGGCGTACCAAAGGGCATTTTTTACCTTTACCGACTCTGCGTTTTTCTGCCTGTACGCCTTGGACCCTTCTCGAATCTTTTCTTTATTGTCTTCTGCATAAACCTTATCCCGAGTCTTTTTCCATAGTGGATTTGCGGCATTCCAAGCGGCTGACTTGGCGCGGTTCTTCTCCGGGTTTTTGCGTGTCCAGTTTCTATTGAGCTCGCGACTTCGTTCTAGGTTTTTGACAGTCCATTCCGCGCGGGCCTTTACGGCGCAGGGTTTACACTCGTATCGAACGCCATCTTTGCGCGCGGCGCACTTGGAATAGTCAGAAAAAGGCTTATCAATTAAGCACTTCGGACAAACTTTACGCAGCATGGGCCTAGCCTCGAATTAGCGATAGGCCATTGTACCATAATTAGTCCTTATGGTAGCGAACGTTAACATAACCCGCGCAACGGATTGGCCAACCCTTCGCCCACCACGGCAGATCAGTCAGGATCGCCTCGAACTCTTCAAGCGAGCCAAACCCGTCCGGCACTTCGGCTGCAACCTCGTCGTGTACCCGCAGAACGACCGGATAGCCGGCGCGCTCCAGGTTGATCACCGCGTAGGCCATGATGTCGCGGGCGGTGGCCTGAACGACGTTTTCAAACAGCCGGCCGCCGTAGGTTTCCATCCGAACCCAGCCTTTGGCGCCAAATTTGGGGTTGGTGTTCCAGGTCATATAGGTCAGCGAGTAGCACTGCACCCAGCCGTCACGCTTCGAGCCGTACCACAAACGTGGTTGGTGATAAGCCATGCGCCGGCCGCTGAGCAGTGTGCAATAGAGCACGTCGTCAATAACCTGGTAGGTGATGCCGCGATAGCCGAAAATCTCGCCAGGGCTCAACGTGGCGTTGACTGCTGCCCCTTCCAGGCCGAAGAACTCAATGCTCGTTGGGCTCCAGGGTACGCCGCGGTACTGGCCACCCCACATCTCCTCGAATGCCGGACTGGCTTTGCGCCACGCCTGCCAGACCTTATCGGCTTCGCTCTTCTCGCCCTCAAAGTCGAAGGCAAACAGGGCTCCAGCGAAACCGCCGAACCCGAGCCCCAGTTCGCACGGTTTCCCATACTTCTGCCGGTCGGGATGCTTCTTGCCCCCGTTGGCCTGATACCACTCGTAGCTCTTGCCGGTAACCGACGCCGCGCCGTGCAGATAGATGTCCTGGCGATCGCGGAAAGCCTGCACGCGCCATTCTTCGCCGGTCAGCACGGCCGAAACCACGGCCTCGATACTGGCGTAGTCAGAACAGATCAGCCGGTGCCCGGACTTGGCCACCAGCAGCGATCGGACGATCCCCGAAATACACAACAGCGCGTCACCGAAAAACCACTCCAGGGCGGCCATCGATCGCAGCTGCAGAACTTCGAGGACGTGCTCGACACCTTCAAAGCACCAAGCCTTATCGCCTTCAACTGGCGAGACCTCGGTCGAGAAAGCCGACGAGCAACCACACCATGGGCAAGTGTCGAAGTGCTTCGCGTAGGGCCGCCGGCAAACGCCCTCGTTATCGCACCAGCGCAGATCCGGGCCGGACTTCGGCAAGTTGCCGGGCTGCACGTCGGCGTGGGTGTCGCGGCCGGTGCGGGCCCCGTGGTAGATGAACAGGTCGCACAACCGGTGCTGCAAGTTGGCGTGGTTGGCCATTGAAAACACTTTCTTGACGCTGGCCGAAGCCGTCAGCCCGCGTATTTCCAATACACGCCCGACAGGGTGCTGGTAGTTGTGGCGCTGCTCAAAAAGAAACTCCAGCTCTTCGGCTGCCAGGGACTTGACTGGTCGGCCGTCGGATCCGAGAACGCCGTTGTTGGCCATCCACTCGACGAGCTTTTTAGCCTGGCTGGTCCGCAGTCCGATAAGGTTAAACATCTCCTCGTCGTAGGCCGTTAGCACCTCATTGACTACTGCGATGCAATCGTTAACCGCCGCCATGTCGACGCCAATACCTCGGCGGTTAATGGCCTGGTCTGCCAGCCAATAATCCAGTTCCTGCGGGATCAAGTCCGGGCACCGAGCGCTGACGCCAGCCTCAGTTTCGATATCGGTGTCGCAGTACCGGCGGTAGGCTTCAAATTGCTCAGGAGCTTCGGCCGGCAGCACGCGCCAGCGAGGGTCTTTCTTTGTCGGGTCCTTGGGCCAACTGAAGATTTTCATCAGCCCGGCGCCGGCCTTGTCTTTTTGAGTGTCGAGGTTCAGCGCTGCGCCGACATCGGCAAGCGAGGACGGCAGACCGAATGCCCGAGACTTAGCCGCCGAACAGCGCCATTGCTTCGGATCGCAGCGGGGCCAGTCGTATTTTGGAACGCAGACATTCTCCCAAATCGTCATTTCAAAGCCGGCATTGTGCGCCTCGACTAGCTTGCCGGCGGCCAGGTGATCGAACAGGTCCTGCGGGTTGGGCTCGCCTGGTTTCCAACGGCGCACGCCTCGCCCGTCCTTCAGGTCGTAGCTCAGCGTCAGCACCTCGGTGGTCGGGTGTTCGGCGTAAACCCGGGCGCCGATAACTGGTAAGCCCTTCTTGCCCTGCGCAGCACCTGGCGGGCCTCTCCAATAGCCTAGAGGCTTTTTCAAAGTCGGCCCGCACCAGTGAAAGCCTGCGGCGCTGTAAATCTCGAAGTCCGCGTCTGCAATCACAGTGCTGAAGTGTGGCCCGACTGGGATTTGATAACCGTAGGGCAAGGCCGGCGGCGGTGGGGGCATGCTGGTCATTGAGCTCCTGTTGACGCTGACAAAAACGGCCCCTTTCGGAGCCGTCGGGTTGATCGGTTGTCGACTATGCGCCGACTCGGGCGCGCAGTGCGGCTTCGGTCAGCACTTCGTTCTGTGCGTTGTAGAAGCTGCCCGGTGCTTGCGGATGTGCCCACCAGCCGACAGGCGGGAAGGCGACAGCTGCAGGCGGAGGAGGTGGCGGCGCGTCGTTGCCCATATACCCGGTGTGTGGTGGGGGCGGCGGTTGATTGGCTGCCGGTGGCGGGGTTTGCTGCTGAACCGGTGGCGGTGGCCAGCAAACACCGCCGACCGCACCGAATGCCGCCTTGACAGCATCCTTCGACATACCTGCTGCACCGATGCTCAAGCGCGGGGCCTGACCGTCGATGATCTGCACGCCGTCCAGGCCGAAGTTCACGCCTTTCTGCACGTTGTCGTAGGCATAGGCGTGCACCAGCATGCGCACCTTCGTGCCGTTGTACATCAGCGGTCCGTAAGCCATCGGCTGCATCTCCGCCCCGTCGACGCTCATAACAACCGGTGCGCCCTGCTTGGTGCCGGCGCTGAAGCAGACCCAGTGCGGCGGGATTTCCGGAAACTTGGCCGCATCAATGACGCTGATCGGATCGTTGCCGGGGCGCTGGACGTTGACGTTCGGCTTCTTGCTTTCACGCAAAGCTTTCTGGTGCAGCTGTTTCAGCTCGGCGACTTCAGGCGATGCCGGGTCGACGGCAATGCGCAGGTTCCAGGATTTCGAGCCATCTTTGTCGCTGATGTCCGGGTTAGTCAAAGCTTCCCAAATGACGATGCCGTCACAAGTGATTACATGGGAGTCGTCAGTCCAAGCCATTATGTCTTTGCTCCAAATACGCGATGTGCGAGGGTTTCCGTCCGGGCTTTCAGGGCTACCGATCCGGGGTTGGGTGCAGAATATTCGTCTATAAGTGAGATGTCAAAGCCTTTTTTCTTGAACAGGTCAATCGCTTGGCTCGGGGTGATCGGCTGAGGCGCTTTGCGCAAATCGGCCTCAAGCATATCGCCCAGTTCGAACACCTCGACGGCTGGAACCGTCCAGTGTTTACCACGACCTTTGACCGTTTCCATGGCCCAATCCGGGCAATGCTCGCCCTGCTCAATGCCATGTTTGACCTGCTCACGCAAGCCGCTTGCATGGGCCTCCAGTTGTGCCAGTGCCGACTCGACAAACTTCAGCTCCAGGCCTGCGGCGTCGAGCGGCAGCTGCACGGGTTGGCTGCGGTTGATCCAGTCAATGCTCGCCCCGGCATTGGTGCGCAGCGTTGGGCAGGAACGCCGACCGGGGCAATCGCGGCACCACGGGCCGACCTTGGGCCGGGCACCCAGTTCGTGAGTCATTGCATCAAGCGCCGACTCTTTCATTTTTGCCCATAAGTGGCGCAGATTCTTGCCGGTGGTTTCCCACGTCATGTTCGCCGGTCGACCCCAGAAGCATCGAGGCTGCACGATGTGGAAAAACACCTTCGCATTATCGATCTGCTCGTCGGTCAGCTGCAGTCGTTCAAATTCACCGAACGTATAACCGGCCAATTGCAGGTTCTCGAACGGGCTAACGGCGCGGTGGCCGAACTTGTAATCGATCATGTGCCACTCGCCGCACTCCTCGAGCAGATCGATAGAGGCGTCCGACGTGCCGAACATGATGTGGTGAAGCCCGCGCATCTCTACGGTTTCTTCGAACCGAACCTTGCGCATGGCGTCGTAGGGCTCGGCGATTGCTCGGACCTTGTCGACGAACTGCTGGGCGCCCTCGAGCATCTCATCTGTAATCAAGAGGCCTTCGGATGTTGGGTCGCCCTCAGCCGGCGTAAATCCGTTCAGCATCATCAGCCATACTTCGTGTGCCGCGGTGCCTTCCGGCCCTGACGGGTCCTGCTCCAGGGCCGGGAACTGCTCGCCGAGCGCCACCGACAGTGGGCAGGGAACCCACCGGAAGGCGCTCGAAGGCGCGAGCCTGCTATGCCCGGTCACTCGTCCCCCTGAATCATATTAATCGCGTTCAGCAGCTCGGTGGCTACTTCCGGGCGCACCTTCACTTCCTTGAGGAACTCGGCCGGCGACTTGAGACTGACGGTTTCCAGGGCGGTCAGGCGGTCTTCGGCGCTCATTTTAGAGAGCAGACTAAAGACGGTCCCGGTAGCTGGCTGGGTTGTAGCGGTATCAGCCGGCGCTTCGGTGATCGGCGGCGGAGGTGGCGGGGTCTGGTCAGCGGTAGCGGCCACGTCAACGATAGGTGGCGGAGGCGGAGCGTCATTGCCCGCGGTGCCGGCAGCCATCTTGGCGCGGACTTCAGCCTCGACGCGGACTTCAGCCTCGACGCGGGCACGTTCGGCCGGGTCACCGCCTCGCAGATAGCGCCAAGTGTTGTCAGCGTTACGGTTCTTGCTGCTCGAGTGAATCGCTTCGATCCACGGCAGGCCATTGGCGTCCAGATCGTTTGCACTGTAGGTAGTAGCGTCGTTGTTCGCATCCGCAACCGGTGGCGGCGGTGGGGTCGAATTGTCCGAGGCACCAACTACAAGTGGAGGTGGCGGCGGAGTTTGAGCCGCCGGAACGTTTGGGCGCAGGTCTTCCGCAGTGCGGGCATCGATAACATTTACAACCGTTGCGGGTTTGCCGCCGTCCCGGTCGGAGGCGATCGAGTTGAGCAGGAGTGCGACGGCGCGCAGGGTGCCGGGCAGTTCGTCAGCTGGATTGATGGTAATTTGCATGGTGGTTGGGCTCACTTGGCTACGTAGAAAGGGTTGAGGCGCAGAGGTTCGATAAAGCCGCTGAGGTTATCGAGTGTCCGGAAGGCGTCGTGGTGGACATAATTATTGTTCCACGACTGGTTGGTCGACTGCTGCAATTTGTCGGCTCGACGATCACGTTTGGCTTGAGCGTTGAGCAAGCGAGTGCGTTGTTCTTCCTCGGGTACGTTAGTGAAAAGGTAGCCGATAGCGAATTCACTACGGCGTACAGATGGGCGGAACATCCGTTTATCCGTTTCAGGTCTGGCGGTGCCGCCGAAGGCGCCGGCAAGCATTGCGTAAAGAGTTTTAAGTCCGATCATTTCGTTTTCCTCGTTGGTTTTGCTTTACAAGTGGGCCGATTTTATTCATCCTTGACGGTATTGTCAATGGGGAATTTTTCAATGAGTGAGGGGATTAAGTTTTGCCCAGGGTGCCGCGAGTCGAAGGTAGCCGAAACCTCTTTTAGTAGAAACCGCTCGCGTCCTGGCGGTTTTTCGGCGTACTGCCGAAATTGCAATTCCGTTATGCGTAAAGCCTCTAGAGAGAAACGTACGCCTGAGCAAAGGGCTGCAACGCGGGAGAGGTACGTTTCTTGGCTATCGGCTAACCGAGAGCACAAGCGGCAGTACGACGCGACATACCATAAAGCAAACGCTGAACGTAAAAGCTTGGCGAATAGCGCTTGGCGTTTAGCTAATTCCGAGGCTTTTAAAAAGGTAAACCGAGAATGGCGAGAGGCGAATCCGCACTACGTGAAGGCCCTTAAAAAGGCTTGGTGCCTGGCTAACCCGGACAAGGTTGCAAGCTACCGGGCAGTAAGAAAGGCAAAACTCATTCAGCGAACACCGAGGTGGTTGCGCGAAAAAGACTACGAAATGATGGCCGCCTTTTATTTATTGGCGCGAATGCTGTCCGATGAAACCGGAGAACCCCACCATGTTGACCACATTATCCCTCTTCAAGGGGAGAAAGTTTCAGGACTACACGTGCCGGGTAACCTGCAAGTCTTAACCGCATTTGAAAACATTAAAAAACATAACACTTGGAGCGTCGAATGAACGCCTACGCCTTCCCGGCCGGCGGCCAAGTGCCGTTGCGCCCGTACCAATGGAAAATGTTCCGAGAGATTTTTACTGAGTGGTCCTGTGGACACACAAATGTCCTTGCAGTCTTGCCGACAGGTATGGGCAAAGCCCGGCTGCTAACGGCGGTAGTGGCAGAGAATACCGGCGGCACTTGCGTATTCGCCCACCGCCAGGAGCTGGTCTACCAGCTCTGCGCCACAATGAACGAATTCAAAATTCCGTTCCGCATTATCGCGCCGTCGAAGACTCGGAAAATAATCATCGCCGCAATTCTGCGTAAGCAGGGCGTTTGCTATCACGACACCGGAGCAAAGGTCGGAGTGGCCGGGGTAGACACCCTCATTAAAATCCGGTCCGGTAAAGACCGGGCGATGTACGAAAAATGGATGGCGTCAGTAACCCTGTGGGTCGGGGACGAAGGCCACCATATCGTTGGCGGCACGATCCGCGAGGGCGAAACTTTCGAGGAGGCTTGGGAGCGATCCAATAAATGGGGCAAGGGTGTTTTGGTATTCCGCAACCCAAGACTCAAAGGACTGTTACCTACCGCCACCCCAAAACGTGGCGACGGCGCCGGGATGTCGCGCGAGTCCGACGGTTGCTGTGACGTGATGGTCCAGGGGCCGACGATGCGCGAGGGCCTCGACATGGGGTATTTGAACCCCTACAAAATATACACCGTGCCCTGTCGCGTGCATTACGAAGACGTCAAAGTGGGTGCAAGCGGGGAGTTTGTTCAAGCCAGTCTCGCCGCGGCCGAAGACCTGGACGGCGCGCTGCTCGGGGACATTATCGACAACTACCGCAAATACGCGTGGGGCAAG